TCATACCCTTTCAACATAAGTCTACGATTCATACCGTCAGCTTTTTTCATGCCCAAGAATGTATAATAAACTCCATGAGTAAGTTGCATAGCCTTTACCACATCTGCCAACTTCAACAGCTTTACTTTCGGATTTGGCACACAATACATACCGCCACGGAGAATATAAGTGAGATTCCAATGTGGTACTTGAACAAACTCTATTTTCGGATATTTGGCTTTAGTCCAGTTTATCCAACGGTTAATATGTTCCAAATTCTTGACGAAATACATGAACACGCAAACAATCCGGTCAAACTTCGGATAGACTAAATCAAGCAGAACAAGCGAATCTTTACCAAGTGATAAAAACAGTAAAGCCTCATTCGATTTTACCCGAATGAGGTCTATATATTGACTCGCTTGTTCTACTTTGTTCATAGCTAGCCACCACTTAAACCAAATGAAGTACGAAGATCACTGTAACGCTGTCTGCGTGATCCTAACTGTGTGGCACTTGCTGTACCTCTACGATTGGCAACCAATCTACCACCTGCCCCTGCACCATTCATATTTCTGCGAGGCCCGGCTACTCTGTTAATTCTTCTTGCGACTCTGCTTTCTAATTTTAAAAGTTAAACAAATCAATCTATATATTTCTCTAATTATCTTGCCCAAAGTATAATCCATTTGTGCGGCAAGATATTCTTCGCCTTGATGTTCGTAAACAATATCATTACCGTTTTCATCTGTGAGAATTACTGCTTCTGCATTCTTTACCTCTATAATGATGTAAGGACGTTTACCCGTATATGCACCTGTCAGAAGCTTGATTGCATCGTACTTGATAGGCTTCAATTCTACCTCACCTTCTTCAGGCAGTTCTGCATCAGTCGGATATTCTTTACCGCCACATAGGTAAGTGATATATTTCTTAGCGTTTGTTGGTCTGATTTCACGGTATTCGTGGGTTTTCTTGCCTGCCAAGATTTCATCGAAATACTTCTGTTTGATGCTTAATGTAAGAATGTTCATAATCGTGTCAAATTTTCAAGTTAATATTCATTGTTGCGGGGGGCTGAATCGAACAACCGACCTCTACCAAGTCAAAGTAGCGAGCTAACCAACTGCTCCACCCCGCGATTATACCCCAAAGGTACTACCACAACCAAAGATAACGAAATATCTTCAATCGTTATACACGACAATCGGCTTATTGTCGTGAACTAAGCCATTTATCCCGTCTTTCTCTACACGCCTCTAAGGTAGGTGCACAACAAGCAAACAGTTCGCCACTTTCAGTGCGATAGTCATATTGGTACATTCTTACTCTCTTACCTTTCAATTTGGTAGTGTAAGTGCAATAGTTTTCTTTACCGGGTTGACATACGCTGCAACCTCTTTCGTCGTTAATTGAGTTCATAATTATTTATCAATACTTACTTAGTAATTTGTAAAACATTCGCCTTTTCTCTATGTATTTAAGACCGTTTCGTCTAAGACCTCGCTTTGATTTTGATACAGTCATTTGGCAACCTGCAACGCCAACGTAGATGCAATTTAAATGATGCCTTTTAGCTTGTTTGAAAGCCCACCAAATCGCTTCACGGCAATATCTATAGCTATCATTTTGAATACCCTCGTATCCTCTACTCAAAATGAAGTGGCCTATTTCATTTGCTTCTTCTTCTGAATAGCATATTGTGAATATATTATTCATCCTTTCTTTGCTTTACTTGTTCAACCAAAAACTTTCTAAAATTATTCTTGTACTGGCTGTGAATGATTTTATACTGATGGAATAGGTTAGGCAATTGTTTGTAACCTTTGCTATACAAGAATTTGGCTACTAATTCAATCTTTTCACGGTTACTGAAACCTCTGTCCTTACACATGTTAGTTATACAAACATTTGCCTTGCTGGTAGGCTTCTTTTCAACTGGTGGCATGTATTCATGTCTGTCATAAGCGTGCGTTCTTGGATAACCAACCGCTTCACCTAAATACTCACCGGTGATAAAATCAAATTCACCGCTTATCAAACTATCTGCTATTTCACCCATAATAATCAATATTTAATGTTTCACATTCAATCTTTCTTCACTCGTATAAGCCACCACAAGCCCTGTTTCATCATGCCGTATTGTGACATACTTTTCGCCTCTTTCTATGGTAGAAAAGTCACACATAGAGCACAACCTACCTAATACTTTGCCCAATTGCTTCATCAGTGGGGCTTCAGGGCTGATAACTAAAACTAAATCTGCTTTCATAATCGTGTATATTGTGGTAGCTCGAAAGCTACCGGATTAGAACTCAACCAATATCAATCTTTCCAAAGAACCTGATTCTTTCACCCACATGTGATTATGTCTGAAACCATAATCGAAAAACAGTTTAAAGTAAGGGTATTGTACTGTTAAAGAGTTCATACAGCCCTTTAACTCGTCTTCTGACATACAAGAAGTGATTTCATTGATAATTTGAACGAAAAGGTGTAAAACCTCTGGTTCATTATTCAATAACGGTTTTTCTATAACTGCTTTTAAAAATGTATTTTCTTTCATGTTCTTCTATATTGCGCAGGGCTTTCGCCCTGCCGGTTAAACTTATGCCGGTTCAATCGCTCTTGCTGGTACACCAATCATAGTCCATGTTTTACCCTCTTTCAGATAATCTACTGAATAGTCAGCTTCAAAAGTGCAAACATTCATATCAACACCTGAAATAGTACCTTCTACCTTACCATTTTTAGTAGTTACGACTACTGATTGACCTTTCTTAAATTCTGTTGCTTTCATATCTTATATGTTTTAATTGTTATTACTTCGTTTCTGATGATGCAAAGATAAAGCAAACTTTATTAAATACAACAAGTTTGATAAAGTTTTATTTATTACTTAACATTATTTAATAAATCAAACTTTATCCTAATTAGGTTATTTGATAAAG